GCGGCGTCGGCTACGGCTTCGGCTATCGCCACGCCGAGGCGCTCGGCAACGCAGCCCTGCAGAAAGAACGCACCACCCAGGCGCAGCAGGCGCTTGCCGCCGAACAGCAGGCCCGCATCGAGCTGCAGCAGCAGGTCACCCGCGCCAACGCGGCCGAGGCGCAGCTGCTCGCCGACCAGGCCACCCACGCCAAGCAAGTCACCGAACTGGAGGGCCGCATCGCCCATGTCTCCGCTCAATACCGCCGCACGCCCGATCAGGCGCCTGAGCCTGTGCCTCATTGCGTGTTCACTGTTGGCTGGCTGCGCGACTACAACGCCGCCCTCGGCGTGCCCGGCGCCCTGGCAGGCCCCGTTGCCAGCCGCTACGGCACAGCCCCCTTCGCCGCCCCCGGCACTGACGCCGAACTACTCGAAAGCGGCGTCAGCCCCGCCGACATCCTCGCCCACGCCCAGGACTACGGCCGCTGGGCCCGCGGCCTCGCCAGCCAGGTAACCGCCCTGCTCACCCTCCGCAAGGACGCCACCCCATGATGCTCCAGATGGAACTCAGCCAGCTGATCGGCTGGGCCGCCGCCCTGCTCAGCCTGTTCGCCACCGTCGTCACCGCCCTGGTCAAGCTCCTGCTGGCCCAGTTCGAGAAGCGCCTGGCCGATCGCTTCGCCGCCCAGGACGCCGCCCGCCAGAGCGCCAGCCGCCATTGGGAAGAGAGCTTCGCCAAATTGCTCGACCGCCAGGACAAGGAGGCCGAGACGGTCAAGCAGCTGGAGCGCGCCCTGATGCGCTTCCAGGCCGACCTGCCGCTGGAGTACGTGCGCCGCGAAGACTTCGTGCGCAGCCAGTCGGTGATCGAAGCCAAGCTCGACGGCCTGGCCCTCAAGTTCGAAAACGTCCTGCTCAAAGGAGCGCGCCATGATTGATGCCGACAAGGCCCGCCGGGAAACCCTGCGCTGGTACATCCTGCTGACCCTGAACAAATCCCGCCCGGTAGACCCGCACGAGGCCGTAGTGCTGGCCACCATCCAGGGCATCTACCCCGACGCCACCGCCCTGGAGCTGCGCCGCGAGCTGGACTACCTGGCCGACCGCAGCCTGGTCACCCTGAAAAAGGAGCCTTCCGGCGTGTGGATCTGCGGCCTGACGCACTACGGCGTGGACATCGCCGAGTACACCGTCGAATGCCGCCCCGGCATCGCCCGCCCGGAAAAGTACTGGAGCGCCTGACATGCCCCCGCGCAGCAAGGTCGCCACGCTCCCGGCCGAGGTCAAGGCCTGGCTCGACCAGGCCCTGGCCGAGAACAACTTCAGCGACTACGAGGCCCTGGCACAGGAGCTGACCGAGCGCGGCTACGCCATCAGCAAATCGGCGCTGCACCGCTACGGGCAGAACTTCGAGGAACGCCTCTCGGCGCTGAAGATGGCCAGCGAGCAGGCCCGCGCCGTGGTCGCCGCCGCGCCCGACGAGGAAGGCGCGGTCAATGAAGCGCTTATGCGCCTCGTCCAGGAACACCTGTTCAAGCTGCTGATGACCGAGGGCGACCAGATCGACCTGCCCAAGGTCGCCAAGGCCGTGGCCGAGCTGGGCAAGGCCAGCATCGCGCAGAAGAAGTGGCAGGCCGAGGTGCGCGCCAAGGCCGAAGCGGCTGCCACCGAGGTGGAGAAGATCGCCAAGAAGGGCGGCCTCGATGCCGAGACCGTGGCCGAGATCCGCCGGGAGATTCTGGGGGTGGCGGGGTGATTTTACTGTACCGGTGTGAACATCCAGCCGGGAGCCTTGGTGGTTATCGCGGTCTCGCAACGCGGGCATTTCATGCCTTGAACATTCTGATTTCCCGGGGTGACCTGCAGGGTGACCTTCAGATGGCGTTCGAAACAGTTGCTGCAAAGGTAAAGGATGGGTTGCCCATCCACCCTCTCTTTCGCCACATAGGCAACGGCACCAGTAGAAAACTGATGCGGCTGATATCGCTCGGCATCAAGCAGTTGTGCTTGAGCCTCCTTCAGTTCGGCCTCCAGCGTTTGCATTCGGCTGATCAGCTCCATCTGCTCCATGTTCGCAACCATCAGTTGTTGTTGGAGCTGAAGAAGTACCGATGTGAGTTCAACGGCTTTAGCGTTGACAGCCGCGTCTGTTTTCATATCGACCAAAACCTTCGTGATCTCCGTCGCGGTCTTGGTGCTCGTCAAAACACCCGCTACCCAGTCCAGCATGTCCCTGCTACCTCGCATGTTATTTGGCACCGCGAGCCTACCACCGCGAGGCTCGCCGCATGAATATGCCACCAGTCCTGGACAACACCGCCGCCCTCGACATCCCCGCCGTCCTGCTCGCCTACCAGAAGAACTGGATCGGCCTGCGCGCCCCGCTCAAGGTCGGCGAGAAGTCGCGCCGTATCGGTCTCACCTGGGCCGAGGCCGCGGACAACGTCCTGGTCGCCGCCTCGGCACGCAGTGCCGGTGGCCAGACCGTCTACTACCTCGGCTACAACCAGGACATGACGGTCGAATACATCCAGGCCTGCGCCATGTGGGCGCGTGCGTTCAACTACGCCGCCAGCGAGATCGAGGAAGGCATCTGGCCCGACGAGGACCCGGACAAGCACATCAAGACCTTCACCATCAACTTCCCGTCGGGCTTTCGCATCGTCGCGCTCACCAGCCGCCCGTCCAACCTGCGCGGCCGCCAGGGCGTGGTGGTCATCGACGAGGCCGCCTTCCACCAGGACCTGCGCCGCCGCCAGGCCTTCCAGGTCGAGCTGCGCAACGTGCCCTTCAAGCAGCAGGAGCAGATCCTCTTCTTCATCGTCGACCGGCTGCCCAACTTCCTCGGCGGCAAGAACGACGCCCGCGGCAACGGCCAGGCGATCGCCGAGGCGGCAGCCGTGCGCTACGGCCACACCCGCATCGAGCAGGTGATGCTCACCGAGGGCTGGTACCGCGACAACATGCCCCCGTTCAAGGCCGGGCTCGAAGACGGCACCCTCTACGACCTGCCAGCCGACAAGGACACCGTCGACGACTATCGCGCACTCAAGGTCATCAAGGGCGTGCCCCGCGTGCCGGACAGCCGCACCACCGAGAAAGGCGGCGGCAAGCGCCACGGCGACGCCGCCGTCGCGGGCGTGCTGGCCCATGCCGCCAGCCGCACCCCGGCCGCCCCCATCGAATACACCCCCGCCCCGCCCAAGGCCGACCGCTGGGCCGGTGGCGACGACGATCAACCCGGCAACTGGCAAGGCGCCTGGTAGGAGCATCCATGGCAATCGTAGACATCCACGGCAGGCCCTTCGAGAAGGAGGTGCTGCGCGAACAGCAGACCTCGCGCTTGGCCCAGCTGCACGCCGAATACGCCGAACACCCCTCCAGCGGGCTGACCCCGCCGCGCCTGGCGAGCATCCTGCAGGCGGCCGAGCGCGGCGACATCAAGGCGCAGTGCGAGCTGTTCCAGGACATGGAAGAGAAGGACGCCCACCTACTCGCCGAGATGGGCAAGCGCCGCCGCGCGCTGACCACCGTCGACTGGACGGTGCTGCCGCCGCGTGACCCCAGCGCCGCCGAGCAGGCCGAGGCCGACTGGCTCAACGAAGTCCTGCAGGACCTGCCCGACTTCGAGGATCTCTTGTTCGACCTGCTCGATGCCATCGGCAAGGGCTTCGCCTGCATCGAGCTGGACTGGCAGCGCCTCGGCCCCGAGTGGCTGCCCGCCGCCTTCAACTACCGCGAGGCGTCCTGGTTCCAGCTGGACATGGCCACCCGCAACGAGCTGCGCCTGCGCGACGGCTCGGCCGAGGGTGAGGCGCTCAACCCTTTCGGCTGGATCGTCCACCAGCACAAGGCCAAGTCCGGCTATGTCGCGCGTGGCGGCCTCTACCGCGTGCTGGCCTGGCCGTACCTGTTCAAGAACTACGCCGTGCGCGATCTCGCCGAGTTCCTGGAGATCTACGGCCTGCCGGTGCGCCTGGGCAAATACCCGGCCGGCGCCTCCAGCGAGGAAAAGGCCACCCTGCTGCGAGCCGTGGTGAACATCGGCCACAACGCCGCCGGCATCATCCCCGAAGGCATGGCCATCGACTTCAAGGAAGCGGCCAAGGGCACCCATGACCCGTTCGACTGGATGGTCCAGTGGGCGGAAAAGAGCATGTCCAAGGCCGTGCTCGGCGGCACCCTCACCAGCCAGGCCGACGGCAAGAGCAGCACCAACGCCTTGGGCAACGTGCACAACGAAGTGCGCCACGACCTGCTCAAGAGCGATGCCAAACAAGTCGCCACCACCCTGCGCCAGTACCTGCTCTATCCGCTCCTGGTACTCAACCGCGGCGGCGACCGCGACCCGCGCCGCCTGCCGCGCTTCCAGTTCGACCTGGTCGAAGCCGAGGACATGGCCACCTACGCCGAGGCCCTGCCCAAGCTGGTCGAAGCCGGCATGCAGATCCCCGTCGCCTGGGCACATGAAAAGCTGCGTATCCCGCAGCCGGGCCAGGGTGACGCCGTGCTCGGTGCGCCTGCAGCCGAGCCCAAGCCGACCGCCGCCGCGCGGGTCGCCGCGCTCAAGGCCGAGTCCGAGACCGACCCGCTCGATGACCTGGCCGAGCAGCTCGCCGGCCAGTGGCAACCCGTCGCCCGCATGGCCGAGCCGGTGCAGCAGCTGCTCGCCCAGTGCAAGAGCCTGGAGGAATTCCGCGAGCGCCTGCCCGAGGTCATCCCTGACCTCGATGCCGGCCAGCTCGTCGAGCTGATCGCCCAGGGCATGTTCGCCGGCCACCTGGCTGGCCGGACTGGAGCCGTCTGATGATCGAGCTGCAGGCGCTGCCGCCCGAACAGGCGATCGCCTACTTCCGCCAGAAGGGCTACGCCATCGGCTTCGACTACCGCGACGTCTGGCAGGCCCAGCATCAGGCCGCGTTCACCGTGGCCAAGGCCATGCAGCTGGACCTGCTCCAGGACATCCGCGCCGAAGTCGATCGCGCCCTGGCCGAAGGCACCACCCTGCAGGAGTTTCAAAAGCGCCTCATCCCCACCCTGCAGCAAAAGGGCTGGTGGGGCCGGCAGACCCGGCAGGACCCACTCACCGGCGAGGCACGCGACGTCCAGCTGGGCAGCCCGCGCCGGCTCAAGGTCATTTACGACACCAACCTGCGCACCGCCCACAGCGAGGGCCAGTGGGAGCGCATTCAGGCGCGCAAGGCCAGCTTTCCCTACCTGCAGTACGACGGCGGCAACTCGGAACAACCGCGCCTACAGCACAAGGCCTGGGACGGCTTAGTCCTGCCGGTGGACGATCCCTTCTGGCAGAGCCATATGCCGGTCAAGGAATGGGGATGCAAGTGCCGCGTCATCCCCATGACCGCCGCCCAGCTGCAGCGCCGCGGGCTGGAGGTCAGCGAGTCGCCAAGTGTGCCCACCACACCCTACGTCAACGCCCGCACCGGCGAGGTCCAGCAGATCCCGGCCGGCGTGCATCCGGCCTTTCACTACCCACCGGGCGGCCGGCGCGGCAGCCTCGTCCAGCACCTGGTCGACAAGCTCGAAGCCGCCCCGGCCGCCGTCGCCCGTTCGGCCATCGCCGGCCTGGTGCACGGCGAGGCCTTCGCCGAGTGGTATCGCAAGCCGGCTGGCGGCTTTCCGCTGGCGCTCCTGGAGCCGGAGGCGGCCGGGCAGCTTGGGGCAAAGGCCTCGGTGGTCGTCTTCAACAAACAGACCCTGGCGGAGCAGCTGCGCACGCAGACGGCCATCGTCATCGAGGACTACGCCCTGGTGCAGCAGGTCCTCGACACCGCCACGCCAACCCGCCAGGCCGACGGCAGCCTGCTCTACCGCCTGGAGCAGGCCGATGGCTCGGCGCTGTTGCTGACGGTCGAGCGGTCGGGCGCGGCTGTGATGGTTCGCAGTTTGGTGCGGGTGCCTCGGTAAAAAAGAGATGAGCGCCTGCGGGCGTGCTGGCGAGGCGATAGGCATTGCACGGTTACCGTGGGGAGGGGTTAAGCGCCTGCGATGCTTAGCGGATCGTCTAACGGCCTTCTAACGGTATCATCATCACCAAGATCAAGTGCCGACCGGGAGCAAAGCATGGAAGCCAACCAGTTTTTAGGTCTGATTAAGTTTTTCCACAATCCTGAATATCTGGAACTGCTTCTCGATGGATGCGTGCACTGCCAGACGCCTGAGATTTATCGCCGGTCGTCTAAGGAGGGGCAAGGCGACCGCAATGAAAGCTGTGTAATGTCCTGGCGTCAGTGCCGAGGAGACGCGGATATCGAGCTTCACATCAATGGGCACCATATCCCCATCTCGGACCTGGAGGCCCTAACAGTGCAGAGGGAAGGCGGAGATTCTTGGCTCACCTGCTGGTTCTGCCTTCGTTTGCCAGAGCTAGAGGAAGATGTGGAAGCCCTGAAGGCCGACCTCGCCAGGATGAAGCAGGAGTTCGGGCGGCACTACGCCTTTGTGCCGGCTTACCATGCGAGTGCCTTCCTAGATCGAATCAAGCAGCATACTGATAAGCCAGTGTGGGCGCAGGAAGTCGCATATAAAGACGAGAGCATCCATTGGTCTGCACGCTGCAAATCAACTGCGTACCGATACCAGCGGGAGTACCGTATCGGCTTTGGCGAATGCGCCGTTAGTGAAACCAACCCTTACGTCTTTCATTGCGATGGTGGCTTCCGCGATCTGGTACTTGCCAACGTTGAAATTCAACTCGTCCATAACGAGACAGGACAGGTATTCCTGGACGTCGGCTCGATCTAAGTCTCCACTGAACCCCCTCACTCTGCACTAGCCAAACCATGCCGCCGACACTGGCGGCATGAAGACCAAAGCCTCCCCCACCGCCGCGATCGCCGCCTGCATCTTCGAGATCCAGGCCGACGGTCCGGCCATCCAGCTCTTCCCGGTCGGCGCCTTCAAGGCCCGCGACGGTCGCCCGCGTGATGTGGCGGCCGGCGCCTGGTTCATTGATGCCCAAGTCGCCCAGCGGCTGATCGCCCAGGCCGCGGCCCGCGCCACCGACGTCGTCATCGACTACGAACACCAGACCCTCAACAGCGCCGAGAACGGCCTGCCGGCTCCGGCCGCCGCGTGGTTCTCCGGCAGCGGCCTGGAATGGCGCGAGGGCCAAGGCCTGTTCGCCACGGGTGTGTACTGGACCGAAAAGGCCAGCGCCATGCTGGCGGCGCGCGAATACCGCTACCTGTCCCCCGTCTTCACCTACGACAAGCAGACCGGCGAAGTCCTGGAGCTGCTGCACGTCGGCCTCACCAACTACCCCGCACTCGACGGCATGGCCTCCCTGCCGACGCTGGCGGCTGCCCGCTTCGAACTGGCCATCCCGGCCGCCCCTTCCGCACAGGAGAACCAACGTGTGAACCGAGACCAACTGATCGAGGCGCTGGGCCTGTCTTCGGACGCCAGCGACGAAGACATCCAGACCGCACTCACTGCGCTGAAGGCCAACGCCTCCAAGGCAGACGACCTGCAGCAGTCGCTCGCCGCCCTCAAGGCCGAACGCAAGCCGGACCCGGCCAAGTTCGCCCCGATCGAGGTGGTCGAGGCGCTCAAGCAGGACATCGCCGCGCTCAAGGCCAACCAGGTGGAAGGCGAAGTCGGCCAGCTGGTGAAAGCCGGGCTTGAAGACGGCCGCCTGCTGCCGGCCCAGGAGAGCTGGGCGCGCGAGCTGGGCCAGACCAACCTCGCCGCGCTCAAGGGCTACCTGGAGAAAACCCCGGCGATCGCCGCGCTCAAGGGTCGCCAGACCGATGGCCGGCAGCCGCAGGACAACCCCCACGGCCTCTCCGACGTGGAGCTGCAAGCCGCCGCGCTGACCGGCCTCTCGCCCGAAGCCTTCGCCAAAGCCAAAGGAGCCTGATAGATGGCCGTCATTACTTCCGCCCTGCTGGTCGCGCTGCGCACCGGCTTCCAGGCCAGTTTCCAGGGTGCCCTGGAAGCTGCGCCGAGCGAGTTCAAGAAGCTCGCCACCGTCGTCAACTCCACCTCGGCCAGCAACACCTACGGCTGGCTGGGCCAGTTCCCGCAGCTGCGCGAGTGGATCGGCGATCGCGTGGTCAAGGACATGGCCGCGCAGGGCTACCAGATCAGCAACAAGCTGTTCGAGTCCACCGTCGGCGTGAAGCGCACCGACATCGAGGACGACAACGTCGGCATCTACAGCCCGCTGTTCGCCGAAATGGGCCGCGCCGCCGGCTCCCACCCGGACGAGCTGGTCTTCGCGCTGCTCAAGGCTGGCCACACCTCCCCGTGCTTCGACGGCCAGAACTTCTTCGACACCGACCACCCGGTCTACCCGAACGTCGACGGCACGGGCGTCGCCGCCACCGTGGCCAACAGCTTCGCCCCTGCTGCCGATCCGGGCCCGGCCTGGTACCTGCTGGACACCAGTCGCGCACTCAAGCCGCTGATCTACCAGGAACGCACCAAGCCCGAATTCACCAGCATGACCAAGCTCGACGACGAGCAGGTCTTCACCGCCGACGAATTCCGCTACGGCGTGCGTGCACGCAACAACGCCGGCTTCGGCTTCTGGCAGATGGCCGTGCGCTCCACCAAGCCCCTGGACGCCGCCAGCTTCCAGGAAGCCTACGACGCCATGCGCGACTTCAAGGCCGACGGCGGGCGCCCGCTCAACCTCAAGCCGACCGTGCTGGTGGTGCCCACCAACTTGCGTGCCGCAGCCAAGGAAGTGGTCGGTACCGAGCGCCTGGCGGGCGGCGCCACCAACCCCAACTACGGCCTGGTCGAGATCCTCGACAGCGCCTGGGTGAACTGATCGCCACAGCCACGGATGGCCACTTTGCAGGAGATTTGACACATGGCCGCGAAGAAACCCGCTGCCCCGAAGGCCTCGCAATCGGCGCCCGCCACCGAGCCGCAGCCGTCTTCGACCGTACAGGAAAACCCGGAAACCACGCCGGGCTCGACGACCGAGTCGCCGGCACCCGTACCGGGCACCGAGCAGCCGGCTGCCACCGCGCCGACCACCGCTACCGAAGCTCCAGCTCCGGCTCCGGCTCCGGCTCCGGCTCCGGCTCCGGCTCCGGCTCCGGCTCCGGCTCCGGCTCCGGCTCCAAGCGAGTCTGCC